ATCGATGGACATTCCTGTTCGTCTGTTTCGTAAGTGGCAATAATCATTGAGAACCCTCGGCTTCTTCTTGCCGGGGTGCAATAACTGTGTGCGTTCCAAAATCACCATCGGGTGATTCGTGGCGTATTAGCAGGGGGCTGTCGTTGCCTCCGTGCAAGTGGATTGTCCCATTTCCCGGCATAGCCTTGAGAGCATCCATAAGCCACTTTCCAAACCAATTTAGAGTAATGTCGTCTTCATCAGCGACACTGCTCTCTTGGGGTTCAAGTGTAGATTCCATGCGTATTTGATCACGCTTGACACTTAGTGTCAAACCAGCGACATTCGCTTCAAGGCAATAGAGCGCACCGCTTTGGATGGCCTTACCTGTATTGCGTAATTGCTGGAACTCCGATGAATCGAAGGCCATATGAAAACCAAAATTAGCCGAACCAAAAGCCATCCAATCGGATGCTTCACTTTCCTCAATCATGGCTACAACAGCCGAAACACCAGCCTGTGATGAAGCAGTGTTCACTGTTGGCATAGAGAACTTTGCATTAGAACCAATGACTTGGATCATGTTATCCTCACTTACCTGTAATTCCACTTCTTCGTTTCCTGCACCGCATTCGCTGATGAGGGATGTAAAGGTCTTCAATTGTCCCAGTGGTATTTCGCCTTCTACGAGGCATTCTTCGCCCTCACGGTAGTTTGTCCACCGTGTGATGAAGTAAGCCTTCTCAAGCGTTCCTGCCGCAACAAGACCCTCTTCCGTGACAGTGACGACTAAATCGTCCATGCCGTCGAAAGCCTTGAGGAAACCGAGCAGGTTGTGTTGAAGCATACGGAACCCACTCAAGAGTAATCCCTCCTTGAAGGGTTTAGTTCACTTGAATACTGTTGGGTCAATTGGTTCACCATCATTTCCTTTTGCATAGTAATATGATTCAATGCGTCTTCAACAGGGATCATGATAGCGTCGGGTAATTCGTCGCAAAGGATAGTAATAACCGTGTGTTCGCTCACGGAGAAAATACCTTCGTCGTTCTTGACTACCCAAAAGGATGAGAACGGGCCAGTGGCAATAACCCACTCGCCTGTCACCGTCTTGGTTTCCTTACCACCTATGGTATAGTTAATCGTCATTTGCACCATCATTCATCGCCTCCTGTCACTGTGAAGTCGCCTTCTTTAATACCCGGCCATCCGTGCCAAACGCCACCGTCGTCGTTTCGCTCAAAGAGCATAACACGACCCGACGATTGGAGAGAAGTTCGATCTGCAACGATGACAGCGTAGCCACGGACAACGCCCGTCATTTCGCCACTCTCGTTGCGTTCCTCTTCGAGTTCAGTATAGATAACTTGTTGAAGGTGTCCTTCGGTGTCCTTAAGCCACTTCGGTGTGTCCTGTCCTGCAAGTTCGTTTCCGTTCTTGTCATAACCCGGTTTCATGTGAGTAATGATGTAGCAGTGGACTCCACCACGACATAGTTCACGCATGGCAACCATAGCAGTTTGATAGCGAGTAGCACGGATGTTCCAATTGAAGCGACCAATTTGCGTGGTTGTCTTCTTACCGGAAACAGCGATACCATCGACACCCAGATCCAAGTCATCTACCTTCATACAGGTTTCAGTGATATGTAGCCAATGGTCTGCTCCATCGAACACCACAGTCTTTAGGTATGGTTTAGGCATTTTGCCATGTTCAGCGAAGTATTCAGCCTGTGCTTCCATTTGGGATTTAGCAGTTTTGAGAATATCAATGGTCTGTTGGAATGTAGCAGGGAAGTCATAAGGAACACGACTCTCACCGTAATTGAAGACCCAAGGGTTGAGGATAACCATGTTTTCGGCCTTATCCGAATGGTGAGCCGCCTTTGTTGTCTCTCCACCAAGATCGAAATCAATGTGCCAAATCTCGGCACCGGCTTTCACTTCTTGTGGGGTGAGGCTGTCAAGCACCATACCAGTCTTTCCTGTCTTTGGATGTCCAGCGATTCCGCACATGACGAATGCCTGTGGGGTATTCATCGGTTGGCGAGCATTAGCAATCATGGTAGCGATTGTTGGATTGACCCGTGATAGGTGACTCTCCGTATGGGCACGATTCACCTTGTTGTTGTTTGGCTTACTCTTCACCTTTGGTGGTGAAGGAGAAGGCTCATCGACAGGTGGTTCCTCGTCGAGCGATTGTTCGTGTTCAACGGAGGGGGTGTCGGGAGGAATGAATTGTTCTCTTTCCTCTTTCGTGGCAGGGCGTGGTGCCGCCGCCGCCTTCTTCGATCCAGCCGTCTTGGTTGGTGGTTCGTAGTTTCCTTTCTTTTCCTTAAAGCCGTCCAAAAATCCTGTTCCTGCCATCATTCATCACCTCCGACACCGAAGCCATTGAGGTTGCCAAGATCGTTACTTGACTCGCTCGGCTTGCGTGCTGGAATAGACTTGTGTGGAACTGCATAGATACCGTGTGCTTGAACCTTGACGACTTCATCGCCGTCTTGGTTGGTATAGGACTCGGTTCGACCGACGACCCAAACACGGGAACCCTTTGCGTATGGTAGCCATTCGCCGCCCTTGAGAACGGAGAGAGCATTATGAGCCTCCTTCACTTGTCCGGCAACGCCAATACCAATGCGAGCATTTGGATCTTCACGGCGAAGAACCTGTGTGCTGATGGATAGCCAGTAGTCACGGCCTGTGGTGTCCCACTGGGACTCACGGCCTTCATGGTTAATGTCCATGACACCACCAACAATACAGACCATAGGGCCATCATAGCGTTGAATACCGTTGCGGTCAGTGTATGACTCACGGCGGTTGTCGAGATGGTGAGAGAGCAAATCCTTCAAATTAACAGCACAGTCACCAGTAGTAGTGAGGTATTGTTCGGGATTGAACAGGCCAACACATGTGTCTCGCTTCTTACCTTCGGGAACCCAGTCAAGACCATAGGTGGACTTTGTGTTGCTCACCGATAGAGTAGGGCCAGCACCGTTGTAGCCTTCTGCATCGAACTTTCCTTTGATGGAAATTGGTTGCCAAAGGTTCCAGTCGTGTGTAGCACCTTCAAAAGCACCTTCAACAGTAATCATAATCGGGCCTTCGTCAAGGAACTTGTCCTTGGCGTTGCCGTGGAAAGCCCAAAGAGACTTCATAGCGGTAGCACGCTGTGGAGTGTTGTCACCCTTGAGCATACAGATCGATAGTTTCTCGTTGAGAGGAATAACCCAGTCGGGTGATGAGTCGGATGTGTCCTTTGACACAAATGTCCCACTACCGTGTTCGGCTCGCCATACGCCTTCGGAGGTGTAAGCACGGCCAATACCGACTTTGTTACCGTTGTAATTGAATCCGTTTTTGATAGCACCTGTAAGGTCGGAAGTAGCGAAGTCGATAGCCGACTCACGCTTGCGCTTCATCAAGTCAAAGCGTCGGTCGAAGCCGATGAACATACCAACCCACTCTTCGCCAGATCCGCCGCCGCCACCGCCACTTGGGCGATTAGCACATACATACATGTCAGCAAAGTCGTTAAAATCATCAGCATCCAAGCCCTGTGCTGAATTACCAGCCAGTTCCCACATGTCGGTGAAGGTTTCGTTCATCCACGCACCAAAAGAGGCTAATGCCTCTTCTACCCCTATTCCAAGTATTTTAGCCGCTTCGCTTATGCAATCATTTCCAATTTGTCTTTCGCTCATATATTTCACCCTCTTTGTTCATAATCCCCAATCATAGCATGGAGGAATAGGAGATCGCTCGCTGTCCAGTCGGGGCTTCTTGCCGCCCACTGTCCGAGGATCATGAGATGCTTACATGCAACCAAGTAAGTTATCTCATTGTCTTTGTAATTTTGAAGGATGGCTTCATGCAATCCTTCTATGCACTCGTCACGGTTTATGCCGAGAGTATTGATGAGTTCGGAGGCAACGGTAATTGTCGCCTCGGTAGTAAGCATATCCGTATAAAGTGCGAAAATAGGCGACATATCAACGGCTATGAGACGAAGTAGTGCGTCGGGGTCTTCGGGATTGCATGTTTGCATAGCCTTCAAACAAGCACGCATATCGCCTTTGTATTTTGCGACGAACTGCTGGACATTCTCACTCCACTGTGTAGGAAATCCTTCTTCCTCTATTATACGGACAATGAAACCAACGGCGTCATCATCCCCAAGAGGGCTGAATGAGTATGCTGGTAGTCTTGAACGGAGAGCAGGTATAATGCGACCAATACGGTTGCATGTGAGAATCCAAAGGACATGTGAACCAGTCTGTTCGATCAATTGGCGCATGGCGTCTTGAGCGTCCTTGGTGAGTCCGTCGGCTTCATCCAGCACTATCACTTTGAAATCGTGGCCTACTGCCTTCTGTTCAGCCAAAGGCTTGAGGCGGGTTCTTACGAACTGTATGCCTCTCTCGTCGGAGGCGTTGAACTCATGGAAATTGTTATCGAAACCAGATCCGAGCATATCCTTAGCAATAGCCCTTGCTCCACTGGTCTTACCAGTGCCCGGTTTCCCATAGAATATGACTCCCCCACACCTTAATTGATGCTTGTTCTGTGAATGGACTACCCATGAAGGCACATCGTCCTTCAATTGCTCAAGCCCAACCATTCCTTGTAGGGTGTCGGGGCGGTGGGTCATCCATAATTGAGTCATCATTACACTTCCGTGGGATTCATGCCAATAGGGGGTTGGGTATATAGGTTGGGGTGTCATCGACTCGACCCCCAATCTTCAATGGACAGGCTCTTAGTAGCCTGTTTAGGGGTCGGTTTTAGTAGCGTTGCTTTATCATGGATGATGAAATCCCAATCGCTGTCTAAAAGGTGTGGTAAGACCGCCCGAACATTCTCTTCACGGGCTACAATTCTCTCAAACCAATTCTGTTCACTTGGTCGCAATCCGAACACAGCAAGTAGGCGGTTCGGCACAGGCTTTGGGGCTTTGTTTGGAAAGGTAATGCGACGGCGACCGGAACCATCCTTTGAAAGTGCCAGCAGGGAATACATAATACCAAAACTCTCCTTCTGTAATAGTTCACGGGCGGCAAACATCACGGTTGGATCGTTGGGGCATGTGGCATTCATAACATCAAGCATGAATGCGTGGTGTGTGGAGGCGGTTTCCAAAGCATCTCTTACATGGAGGCGGTCGTAGTCGTTCAACCACTTTCGCATGGCATCAAACAGTGATACCTTCTTCTCATCGAAAATAATATCCTCGGCGTTTGGGCATACATCGAACCAGTCGTTCGTGTCAAGTGCCTCGTCTTCAAACAGATTCATTCAATCACCTCTAATTTATCTAATATCTCCAACACGCCAGCATGTGTAGTCGCTTCGGGAAGACTACCGACATGAGCCGAGACGGCTAAAAAACCTTCCGGATCCTTAGTGAAATGGATGAACGGCTTCATCAGCCTCAAAAGCCGTGTCAAATGATGGGCTTTAGTGTATCGCTGTTGAACGGGCAACCCGTTCTCGATCAGGAATGCGCTCACTTGCGCTGGAATAGTTCTACGGCCAAAGAGGTCGCATTCGGGTCTTATGTCATACCCAGTTTGGTTCTTCGTGGTGAGGCGTGAAGCAATACGGAACCTAATGTTGTGTGCTACCAGTAGTATAGTGATGTCCTCTTCTTCAAGCATCGTCTTCACCTACCAAATACTCTACATCCTCGACAGGGACTACATCGGACAACCCTGCGGTTGGTGCCAAATCAGTGATGACTCCTTGAATGTGTATGCCACGGTCGTCATAGTCAGCGAAGTGGATCTCAACCTCAACAAAGGTTGGTGCTTTCATATCCACCCGTGACCCTTCAACGGCCTTTGCTTCTCCTGTCATTCGTGCTAAACGCTTCTCTATGTGATGCTCGGCAGTAATAGTTCCTACCTCATAATAACCGTCAATGCCATCACGGGCGGCTACGCACCAGCCGTTCAACACCAAGCCACGGGCTGGTTCATGTTGCCATACCCCAGCAACCACACGGAATATCTCTCCGTTGTGCTTCGTGCTGAATAGCACCACCTCTTTGTTGTCGCTGGTGTAAGAGAGATTAGAAGCGGGGTTATGTATGAAACACACTCCGTTCTTTGGTGCAAGTTTCTTTACCTGCTTCATGTTGTCCACGCTTTGCGTTTCCTTGATGAGTAGATCTGATACTTCATCCTGTATGTATTGGCGGCGTTTCCGTCTGTCCCAGTCATGGGCTTCCTGTCCCTCCAATGTGAGTATGTCGCATACCTTGAGGGGGAAATCGTCTTGGGGTGTATGTTCGACCACATAGATGCCTTCTTCAAGACAGGATGCTAATTGAGTGCTGTCCACTTCCTCAACCTCAACACCATGTGGGTCATACAACATCGAACCAATCGACTCCCCAACATGGAGAGTCAGTCGTTCGCCACGAATAACCTCAAGTTCAGCATTGGCAGTGGTGAAAGGTAAATCCTCTCCCTTATGTCGGCGTGGTAGTGGTAGTATCATCGAATCGCCAATCCTCGGCACTCCGATCATATCAGCACCAGCCAACACCTTTTCCGCCACTGCCTTTAGTGAAGAGAACATAGATTCCTTCATCAAGCGTTGCACTGGAATGTTGTATTGTTTTGCCAGTGCCGTGAGTATATCCCGACGCTTGAAAGGATTAGCGGTTCGTGTCAAACGAAGGATGAACCAATAGGCATCACGGGGATGAGTTCGTTTCAACACGATACGCATAATCATAGCACGGACTTGGTTTGAATCAGCATTGAGTATATCCTGCATCCGTTGATAGGCGAAACCGAAAGTCATTTTGGTTTCATTTCCTGTCGTCACCAGTTTCGATAACAGTTCCACAGTGTCGGGTTCCGCTACCGCTTCTTCGGGGTAAAGGTCTGTGAGATGATAGAAAATCTCTCGCAGATCCTCGTCGGTCAATTTCCTGTCAAGTCGGCTGTCTTCGTAAAAGAAGTCTATGAGTTCGGGTATCTCCTTGGGAGTCATAGCAAATGCCGACTCCGCCACGATGTATGGCCTTCGCACACCATTGTATGCTTGTCTGCAACAAGCGGCAATATGTGTGAAGTTCACGCTCATATTCATTCCTCTTCGTCGTTTGTCTCAAGGCAGGTGAAGTGCAATTTGATACATTCCTCATCCATTCGGACTACATGGCTGAATTGATGAGTCAGTGCGTTTCTCATGTAGATCGAGTCGTCTTCATAGGTCAAGGTATAGACATGAACTCCGGTGCCTTTGCATTCGTCATTACTTTTGATAATAACAGTCTCACACCCAGTCATTCGTGCTACATCACCAGTGTGGTTGTTCACCCATCGGTCGCCTATTGTATATCCTTGCATAGAATCACCATGAGTCGGCCATATCCTGCTGGGTTGGCTTTCTTATCAATGTCAATCGGTGGGTTTTCAAGACCAGTATAGACTTCTAATTTATGCAACATGTGTTCATGGTTGTATGACTCATGTTTTACCATGCGAGCATAGGCGTCAATGAATCGAGCGAGATCTGCAAAGGGAACATAGGGTAGTATGTCTTGGATATGGCTAATTACCTTATCAGCGAACTCCCTGTCCTTTATCACAAATAGCCCCTTCTTGAAACGGCCAATGGTGCTACCATGTATGTGGAGCAAAGCACTGTAATTCAAAGTGGTTGTTTCTTGGGTTTCCTTCAATTCAACATAGGCTTCCTGTGTCGATTCTTCCGGCGACATTTCAGCGTAGAAGTCAGCAAAGTTCGTCAGCGACCACGACTTTTGAATAGTGTTCATGTCTTTGATTGCCTCAACATCACCATTTGAGATGACAATTGCTGGCATACTGTATTCCAGTTCTTTAGCGGCGGTGTAGCGGTGCTGACCGTCCACGATGTGAAAGTTCTTACGCTTCTTCATCACTGTAATGGCTGACAAAACACCGTGTTCAGTCATGCTGGCTTTCAGTTTTTTAACGATTTTTGGATCGACGCTTCTGTTCCCCCCTATAAATCGTATATTTTCATCATGCGGGCCTATTTCTATTATATTCCATGTTTTTGTTTGCATATTTATTCCTCCTTTGTTGTTATTAGTTCCTTATTCTTGATAGATTTGTTGTAAAACGAGAGACAGTTCGGGCACACCGTTGCTTCAAGCAATCGGTTCTGTGGAATCCATCTCAAGGGAGTGCCGGGCTTAACCCAATGGGCAACCCCCTTGTGCTGTCGTTGGTGATTAACGACTGTGGTTAATTCCAAGTCATCACGCCCACACGACAGGCACATTGGTGGTTCCTCGTCAAAATACGCTGGCTCGACTGTGTTGTCACGCCATGCGCTTACGAAGTCATCCCACGCCCGCTTATCGGGGTAGAGAGCGAGGATTTCTGCCTTGTATGTCCAAACCCAACGGCGCAGATCCCGTCGTCGGTCGAGAGGCAATACCTCTACTGATTTTCCATACAGGAACTTTGTTGCTCGTTTTACCGCCTTGATACCAACACGGTTGCCCGACAGTTTAGCACAAATGTAGAGGCAATCTACCATCAGTGGTTTCGGGGCACGGCTCACCTTGCCGACGACAGTTCGCCAAAGAACCAAGGTATTAGCCATGACCTCTTGAGTAGGATCGTCGGAAACAAAGTATGCTGGATGCCATCCTCTCTCGGATAGTTCGTCACAAAGGACTTGGAGTTCTTGCTCTTTGACGGAGAACCATTCCGGTGTGTATGCTTTCAGTTTAGTCATCATACACCACCTCGCTTAAGAGTCTCCGGCACATTTTGGTGTCCACCTTGTCGAATAGGGTTGAGATGTTATCCTCATGGAGTAGTTCATTGAGTTTGTCTCGCAGTTCCAGTGCTTCGCTCTCGGTCAAGTAGAACCCCTTCTTGGTGAAGCCAACATGACCGTTGCGTGATGGAGCCACTCTAAAGACACGGATGTTCATGATCCGTGTGTCTTGGGCATCCTGTGTCAAAATACGGACTTCTTCACCTATGGTGAATGTGGTCTGTATTACAGCGTGTTCCTTTTGGTTGTAGCGATTATCGGACATCTATTACACTGCTCCTATGCCGGAATTAAATATAACATCCTTCACGATCTTGTCTTGTATAGTGATGATGCCATTGTTGCGGAATATGTCTTGAAGTTCCTCTATGGCCTTTGCTATCTCGTATAAACGGTCATTGGGGTTCTCCCTTTTGTGTTCCTCAATGGCCTCTTCAAGAGTGGAAAATTGTTCTTCCCACTTATCCTTTAGAACACCGAGTTTTTGGAGTATATGGCTTTGGTTTTCTAATTGTTCAGCCATGCGAATGATTTCAGCATCATGTTCCTCGACTTGATCGATTAGTTTTGTCACCATGTTGGATAGGTGTTCGACCTTCTCAATCAAGAAAGGTTCCATGTTTGGCGACGAACCACTCATACAACCACCTCGTCAAAGGAGTCAATGAAAGTAGAGTTGCCCGATGCGACAACATCGGGACTTACAAGTTCCACATCTTGGTTGGGGGTTGGTGGTGAACCAACAGGCGACGGGAGGACTCCTGTTATGTCGGCGTTCATCATCAGTGGTGTGGAATGTGGATCTAGAGGTATTGGTATGACCTCCATGCTGGTGTGGGTAGCACCGTTGGTAGAGCCAACGAATGATGTCTTGAGTTCGGCCATCCATTCAGCAACCTCAACAGCGTGCTTCAACGGTGGTGCCGCCTTCTTATCGAATGTGAACTTACCATCAGTGACAGTCATACCGTCCTTGAGGGCATTCTTAACCTCGGTCAGTGCTTTGTCGGCAACCTTGCCGTTGAGCATACCAATGAGTTTGTCAAGTAGGATTTCAGCAACGAGCGTAGGTGGGACATTACCAGTCTTCACCTTGTCGGATAGCCCAACATCATTGGCGTAGCCGTGACCCCTTGTCTTGGTGTTCTCATCACATGTTTGGAGCATGATGCACATAACATTGGGGACTTCTATGTCTATTGTAGGACTGGCGACAGCGTTCGGCTTGCCGTCATTCTCCTTGCGTTGTTCGGCGGTCAGTAGTTTGCCACGACGAGCCAAGAACTCCGACTCAAGTGCTGTGCCAAAATCACGAACTGATGCACCGACCCCAGCGAGGTCA